AAACGGTGAGAGGTCCTAGTCAAGATATATTATAACATGACAAACAGAAAGTCACAACATATCGTGAGAGTGAGTGATTATTTTACAACATATAGTGTTTTTGGAGGTGTAACATGTGGGAACAATTAAACAGAATTATGCAGGAAAGAAATTTAAACGGTAGTCAGTTATCTAAAATGGCTGGAGTTAATCGTAGTTTCTTTTCTGACCTAAAGACAGGAAAGGTAAAATATCTTTCTTGGCCAAATATATGCAAAATCGCTGATGCGTTAGAGATCAGCATAGATGAATTAAGGTAAGGGGGTTGAATGGAAAAATTAAGTCTTGAACCTATCTATTATGTAAACGAAAATGAGATATGCAAAAAGCACGCTTGCTATATGTGGACGTTTAAACAACCAGTCAAAGTCAAAGGACGAAGCACACCTTACCAGCCTACATTTTGCCCTGAATGTCAACGTGAAGCCATGGCAAGGGAGCAAGAAAAGAAAATTGGAGAAGCGTATATCACATCTATCTTATCTAATACTTTTGGAGTGCTAGAAAGAAATAGCTTAATTCCAAACGATATGAAAGGCGCTAGTTTCAGCACGTTCACAGTATCGAATGAGTCAGACGAGCAAGCCAAGAATTACGGGCTACGAGTTGCCAAGCATTACTTTAAAGATGGCAAAGGTAACGCAATTATCCTTGGTAAAGCTGGACGAGGTAAAACGCATTTAGCTATTTCAATCGCTAAGAAGTTAAACATTGATTTCAAAGCGAACAACAACCCTAAAAGCGTACTCTTTATGAACGTACCGACTATGTTTCAAAAAATTCAAAGCGGATTTAGTCGGACAGATGCTCAAACCACAGATGAATGGCTGGAGCTACTGAAAAAAGTCGACTACTTAATTTTAGACGACTTTGGAAAAGGCGAACAAGCGAACTGGAAGAAAGATTTTCTTTATAACTTGCTGGATGCCAGGGACAAAACAATCATAACCACAAACTTGACGGGTCAGGAAATGAAAAATGTATACGACTCTAGCTTGGTCAGTCGAGTAGCAAAAGGCGCAAAGGATTTGACTTTTAAATATCCTGAGAGCGCAGAAGATAGGAGGACATTGCCATTTTGACAGAAGAAGAAAGAAAGCAAATGATTGCTGATTTTGAAAGTAAATATTTCAAATTATCAACCTTGCTTAAAGACAGGCTACTGGTCACGACTGACGAAAGGTTCACTAATAAGTTAAATGAAATGACCTATTACGCCACGAACGGTAGCGTTTATACATTCGCAAAATAAAAAAAGCACCTGACGGCAATCAGGCGCACAACAAAATTTTTCTAAAGGAATTATAACATGAATGATCTAATGATGCAAATGCTAGACCAGTTTGAAGCTGGTTTGATGGATAGGACGTTAAAAGTGATGAATGTTATCACGGATGAAAAGAAGCGCTATCCGATGGAGTTGAACAAGTCGCAATGCTCAGAAATGCTCCTTGGAACCAAGGACACGACGACATTTGACGAGCGCTTCAACCGACACGCAGATTTTCCACGAATTGAGGGCAAGCGTGAGAAATATCCAAGGGATGCAGTCATTGACTGGTATCACAAAAACTGGCAAAAAACTGCAATTTAAGAAGGAGCAACCATGAAGCTATTAGATAAAATGACAAAATGGTTTTTCAAAACAACGAAAATTGAAGTCAATACAGACTGGTGATTAGTTGCTTTGGATTTGAACCGTGAATTGATTGAAGCACGAGAAGAAAATCAAATCTTATATCAGCGCATCGCTGACTTGGAAAAACTACTAGAGGTATAAAACATGACAGAACCGACTTTAACAAGCCAATTTTTAGGAATTGCAACAATTATTACTTGCTTGTTCATCGCATTACTTTTGATTGCGAATAGCGAACAGAAAGCAAAGCGACAAAAAGAAGAACAAGAAAGACTGGATCAAGCAATTATCGACGTTTACCAACAAGGCAGAAATCAGTTTAACAATATCGCACGACAAAATATTAGAAATTGTGATAGACAGTTTACATTTGATACACAAGCGCCCGTAGGTCTTAGACCTGACTTACTAGCACTACCACGACCAAAGGAGCAATAACAATGTATATATGGGATTGTGGATGTTATGACTGCGGACATAGATTTGAAGTGATTGACAGCTATCCGCCTATCGAATGTGAAGAATGCGGAAGCACCGAATTAAGAAATATATTTTTAGGGAGAGCCTATGATTAGTAGAAAAATGAATTCGATTGAAATTGAAGTTCTGAACTTGATTATTAACGAAGCTAGTTTTGAAAAACCCATATCAGCAAATGATATACAAGGCAAGACAGGGCTATCAAAACGTCCACTTGAACAGGTAATTGAAAGCCTGAGAGTAAACTTCGGGCACCCTATTGTGGCTAAGAAGTTTAAACCTAACGGCTACTATCTTCCTAAAAATGAAGAAGAACGACAAGCTGGACTAGCACCCTACAGACGGCAAATCCTAACCGAGCAGAAGAACTTGTCCATCGTTATGGCAGTTGATTTAGAGAAGTATTGGAAGTTAGAGCATGATTGAAGAACTACAAGCAGAAATCAGGCAGTGGCGCTCTGACTATATCCATCTTGGAGTTGAACTCGGAGAAATTATCAACGAACAACAAGATATTATTGTAAAACTACAAAACGAAAACAAACGCTTGAAGCGTGAAAATTGGAACTTGAAGAAAACGAAAGGTAGAAGAAAATGACAAACGAACTAACACAAAAACAAATCACATCACCAGTAGCTGCAAGAATTCAGGAAATGCGGAAAGAAGGCTTGAGGATTGCACAGAATTATAGCGTGAGTAACGCTCTAAGCTCAGCCTACTACGCCCTTAAAAACTCAGCTAGTGGGAACTTGCTAGAAAAATGCACACCTGAAAGCGTGTATAATGCCCTACTTGACATGGTCACACAAGGTCTAAGCCCTGCTAAGACACAGTGCTACTTCATTCCTTACGGGAATACAGTTAAATTGAACCGTTCATACTTCGGAACTATGAAGGTTGTTAAACAGTTACCTGAAGTGAAAGACATCTACGCTCAGATTATTTTTGAAGGCGACGAATTTGAAGCTGAAAACGTGGACGGGCGCTGGAAATTTGTCAGCCACAAGTCAAGCTGGAAGAACCAGGACAATCCAATCGAAGGTGCTTACTGCGTGATTGAAAAAACGGACGGGGAGAAAATTCTCACGATCATGACTAAGAAAGAAATTGATAAGTCGTGGGCGCAGTCACGAAATGGAAGCGTTCAGAAGAACTTTCCTCAAGAAATGGCCAAGCGTACGGTTATCAATCGTGCCGCTAAGCAATTCTTTAATACATCAGACGACAATGACTTATTCATTGATGCAGTTAATCGAACTACTGAGAACGAGTTTGACAACGAGCGCAACGTTAAAGACATCACTCCAAGCGAACCAGTAGAAACGCTTGACGCTATCATGGGCGAAGTGGTCGAACATGAAGAAGTGGTAGAGGTTCAGGAGCCTGAAAAACCTAAAAAAGCACCTCGTAAGAAAAAAGAGGTCATTGAGCAAGAAACGACAACCACAGATACAAGCTACCCTGCAGAAGAAATTCCAGACTTTGATGAAGAAACAGGCGAAGTTTTGGAAGAAGTGAGCCTATTTGAAGGTAATACAACCAATATCAAGGAGCAGTAGTCCATGGAAGAACTAACACAAGAAAACTACTACCAAGACACAAGCTGGTTGACCAATTCACGCTTCAAACGTTATCAGCAATGCCAAGCGAAGGCTTTTGCTTTGGATAGTGGAGAATGGGTAGAAGAGAGGGACGAGACCCCTCTCCTACTCGGTAACTACGTTCATAGTTACTTTGAAAGCGAAGAAGCGCACAAGCAGTTCATGGACGAAAATGGCGAGAAGCTACTTGCTAAAACT